AGGCCAAAGCATTGACAGGATTGATGGCGGCAAAGGGTATGAGCCAGGCAATTGCAGATGGGCCGATGTGACCACTCAGAACAGAAACAGAAAAAGCGTGAAGTTGTCCGAAGACGCCGTGCGCCGAATCCGAGAACTGGCGAAAAGTGGCGTTTATCAGCGCGACATTGCCGCCGAGTTTGGCGTTGATCAGTCCGCAATTAGCCTTGTTGTTTGCAATCGAATTTGGAGAGACAACCATGTCATGGGATGAACTCGACGCAATCGGCCAGCCAACAGATATCCGCGAAGCCAACCAGCAACGCGATGACCTGGCGCGCCTAACACTTCGCGTGTTTTCAACCGAGGACGGCAACAAGCTGCTGACCTGGTTGCGCGACATGTATGTGAATGTGCCCATCGCCGTGCCGGGCACAGACCCGTCCCATGCGTTCTTTGCTGAAGGGCAGAGAAACGTGGTTCGGGACATCGAGGCGCGGATCAATCAAGCAAGGAAACTATGACGACCGAAACCGAAACCAATGTCGAGCCCAGTTCTGGCCTACTCGACAGCGTGCAGGTGGCAGACGAAAGCAAGACAGAGAACCCGCAAGCTGTTGAGATCGACCACAAAACGACCACAGCAATTGACTTGGCACCAGGCACCATTCCTGGCACGCCAAAAGAACGCCCGGATTGGTTGCCAGAGAACTTCTGGAACCAGGACAAAGGCGAAGCCAACATGGAGGCTATGGCCAAGTCCTATGCTGACTTGCGCAAGGTGGTCAGCCAGGGCAAGCACAAAGCCCCAGAGGGCGGCAAGTACGACACCAGCGTGTTCAAGACCCAAGACGTTGACAATGACCCGCTTGCAAAAGCGTATGTCGGCTGGGCTCAGAAGTACGGTATCAGTCAGGTGGCTTTTGATGAGCTTGCACAGAACGTCAACCAGATGGCTGATGAGATGGCTGGCCCGCCCATTGACACACAAGCTGAGATGAAGTCTCTCGGCCCCAACGCCAACGCCGTAGTCAACGGCATGGTGGACTGGGCACGCGGCCTGGTCAACAAGGGCGTGTGGAGCAAGGACGACTTTGAAGAGTTCAAGATCATGGGTGGCACAGCTCGCGGTCTAAGCGCTTTGATGAAGGTGCGCTCTGCCTATGAGGGCCGGGTGCCAATTGAGGTTTCACCGATGGAAGGCGCTCCCAGCAAGGAAGAGCTGTACCAGATGGTCAACGATCCCAAGTACAAAACCGATGCTGCTTACCGCCAGAAGGTGGAGCGGATGTTCCAGCAGCACATTTCCTGATCTCCCTGTAGTTGCCATTTTGACCCAGCTTCGGCTGGGTTTTTTTTATTTGTCAAGCACCATTTGCATTTTGTACAAATACTCATACAATCGCGCCCAAGGCATACCAGGCAACTGGCCCTTACCGCAGCGGATGCTGACGATTGGCTGCCGTAAACAGCAAGCATTCGGCCCAGGCAACTGGATAACCGGCGCGAGAACCAAACCGTTTTTTTAAACAACCGAGGAAAATATCATGAGCATTTCATTAAGCAATGCCTTTGTTACTCTCTTCGATGCTGAGGTAAAGCAAGCCTACCAAGGTAAGGCAATGCTGGTTCCTGCCGTACGTCAGCGTCGTGGAGTCGAAGGCTCAACCGTTAAGTTCCCAAAAGTCGGTAAGGGTGTTGCAACCCCCCGCGTTGGTCAAACTGATGTCACACCATTGAACGTGGGTTTCAGCTCTGTCACTTTGACATTGTCTGATTTCAACGCAGCTGAGTACAGCGACATCTTCTCCCAAGCCAAGGTCAACTTTGACGAGCGCCAAGAACTGGTGCAAGTCGTGGCCAGCGCCATGGGCCGTCGCCAAGATCAAATGATCTTGGATGCACTTGCAGCTTCCAGCACTGCGCTGACTGTTGCAAACAGTATTGGTGGTGCAAACACCAACTTGAACGTGGCTAAGCTCCGCGCAGCTAAGCGTTTGCTCGACAAGAACAACGTGCCTGCTGACGGTCGCCACATCATCATCCATGCAAATGGTTTGGACAGCCTCTTGGGCGAGACAGCCGTGACCAGCTCTGACTTCAACACAGTCAAGGCTTTGGTTCAAGGCGAGATCAACACCTTCTTGGGCTTCATGTTCCACACAATGGGTGACCGCAGCGAAGGTGGCTTGCCCATCGACGGTTCTTTGGATCGTACTTGCTACGCCTTCCACTCTGCAGCCGTTGGCTACGGTGAAGGCATCGGCATGCGCACAGAGATCAACTACATCCCCGAGAAGACCAGCTGGTTGGTTAACGAAGTGTTTAGCGCTGGCGCCATCGCCATCGACGCTGAAGGCATCGTTCAACTCACTTGCCGCGAATCTTGATCTTAAAAGGAGCATGAATCATGGCTTATTCTTCTACCGGCTTCAACGCCATCGGCGGCCAGTCTAAATCTGGCAACGCTCCATCGATCTACACATACGCATCTGCTGACGCTCAGTCAGTGATTCGTGCGTCTGGATACTTTAACTCTATCTCGACCATCCTTAAAGTTGGCGACATCATTTTTTGCTACTCCGCAACGGGTGGCACTCCTGTGATGTCAACAGCCTATGTTGTCAGCAACGCTTCTGGCGTGGTTGACATCACTGATGGCGTGACAGTGACAGCAACTGACACCGACTAATCGGATCAGGTAACACGACGGGCCAACTTCTGATCACTCGGAGGTTGGCCCTTCTCACATTGAGAGGTTCACATGGCTGCTGGCGATACTGGCGTTTCAATCTGCTCTGATGCCCTGCTGATGCTGGGCGCAAAATCCATCACGTCATTCAATGACGGTACTGATGCGGCCAGTGTATGCGACCGCCTATACCCCGACATCCGCGATTCGGTGTTGACTACCTACCCCTGGACGTTCAACACCAAGAAGGTGCAGCTGGCTCAGCTGATCACCACACCCAATTCTGTCTGGCGCTACGAATACCAGCTGCCAGGTGACCGGCTTGGCACCGTGCGAGCTGCTTATGCAACGGCAGCGCAAAACGCCTACCCCAACAAAGACTGGGAAATCCAGGGCGACAAACTGCTGACCAACCTGCCTGCTGTTTACCTGGACTACCAGTACAGCGTCGGCGAGTTTGCCATGCCGCAATACTTCGTGCAGCTGCTCAAGTACATGATGTCCTGGCACTTGGCCATGCCGATCACAGAACAAAGCGACCGTGCCCAATATTGGCAAGGCGTTGCTGTTGGTGGCCCAGCTGAAAATGGCCGTGGTGGCTACATGCGCACTGCGATGAACATCGATGGCCAGGGCACACCGACCCGCGTCATTGAAGACTTCAGCCTGATTGCTGTGAGAAACTGATGCCGCGCTTTGTTGACATTCAAACCAACTTCAGCACGGGCGAGCTCGACCCGCTGCTGCGCTCGCGCATTGATCTGGCTCAGTACAACAATGCGCTGGCCAAGGCCACCAATGTGGTGGTGCAGCCGCAGGGTGGCATTCGTCGCCGTCCTGGTTTGAAGTACATTGCTGAGTTGCCGAACACTGCAGCCAACGGCGTGCGCCTGGTGCCGTTTGAGTTTAGCGTTGATGACAGCTACATGCTTTGCTTTGTCAACGAACGCATGTATGTGTTCAAAGACGGCGTGCAGATCACCGCCATCAACGGTGGCGCTAATCCATATCTGACCACCACAATCACAAGCGCAATGCTTAGCCAGCTGAACTGGACACAGTCGGCTGACACCATGTTCATTGTTCACCCTGACCTGGCGCCTGTGAAGCTGGTGCGCGGTGGTTCTGATTCAAGCTGGACGATTAGCACATACACCTTTTCCAGCATTCCAAAATACGCATTTACGCTGACGGTGACCACACCTACATCTGGCCACCTGACGCCCAGCGCTGTCTCTGGCAACGTCACACTGACATCGCAGAATTCCGCATTCAGCGCGGGCAGTGTTGGTCAATACATCAACGCATACCCACAGGGCCGTGCGCGCATCATTCAATACATCACGGCAACTTCAGTGAAGGCCGTGACCGAATACCCATTCTTTGACACCAGCAACATTGCCCAGGGCAGCTGGGAGATTGAATCAGGCTATGAAGATGTGTGGAGCTCCGGCAAGGGCTGGCCCCGCACAGTGACCTTCCATGAGGGCCGCCTGTACTTCGGTGGCTCTAAGTCACGCCCATCCACAATCTGGGGCAGCAAGATCGGCATCTTCGATGAGTTCATGCCTACCGAGGCATTTGATGATGATGCTGTTGAGGCAACGCTGGACACCAGCTCGCTCAACGTGATCGTTGACATGATCTCTGGCCGTGACTTGCAAGTGTTCACCACCGGCGCTGAGTTCTATGTGCCGCAGTCTGGCACCGATCCGATCACGCCGCTGTCGTTGACATTCAAGGGCGTGAGTCGCAATGGCATCAAGCCAGGCACCCGCGTGCAATCGCTGGAGTCGGGCACGGTCTACATTCAGCGCCAGGGCAAGTCGATCAACGAGTTCCTATTCTCTGACACGCAGCTGACGTATGTGACGCAGCGCATCTCATTGCTGTCTGGTCACCTGCTCAAAGCACCGACCAGGATGGCCTTGCGCCGTGCGACCAGCACAGACGAGGGCGATCTGCTCCTGATGGTCAATGACACCGACGGCACAATGGCTGCGTTCAGCATCATGCGTTCGCAGCAGATTACTGCCCCGTCCGAGTTCATTACCGATGGATTGTTCAAGGATGTCAGCGTTGATGTGACCGACATCTATGCGGTGGTCAAGCGTACATTCAACAGCACTGACAAATACTTTGTTGAGCTGTTCAGCTTTGATCGCTTCACTGATTGCGCCTTCATTGGTGGATCGGCAGGCGGTGTCGGGTCTGGATTGCCTCACATTGGCAAGTCACTCAACGTGATCTGCGATGGTGTGCCGCAAGGCAACGAGACTGTCAGTGCTGGTGGTGCTGTTACGTTTGACCGCGAGTCAACTACCAGCTACGAGGTCGGCCTGCCGTTCACCGTGTATGCCAAAACCATGCCGGTTGAGATCAAGCTGCAGACCGGCACGCGCATTGGCTTTAAGAAGCGGATCGTTGAAATCAATGCGCTGGTGGACACCACTCAGCACCTGGCGCTCAACCAGAACCCCGTGCCATTCCGCACATTTGACAACCCATTGTTGAATTTGCCGGAACCAACATTCACTGGCAGCAAGCGCGTCAATGGCGTGCTTGGCTACAGCCGCGAGGCAAGCGTTGAAATATCACAGAGCTTGCCGCTCAAAATGACCCTGCTTGGTCTTGAGTACAAGATCGCGGTGACTGGAGGAACATAATGTTTGAGGGACTTAACTTTTCTGGAGTTGACTACAGTCTGAGCGGTGGCTTCTCTGCGCCGTCTGGCCTGGGCATTAACTCCAGCAACATCACCTATGACTTGAACAGTGGCTTCGGTTCAACTGCTTCATTGTCTGGCATTGATGCTTCTGCCTACGCATTCACTGATGCAAGTGCCTATCAAATTGGCAGCTTCGACTACAGCGTTTTTTCTGGCCTGGATACATCCAGTGGCTTTGACTGGGCCAGCATCATCAACGCGGGCAGCAAGTTCATCACGGCTGCGGGCGACGTGGCAAGCACCGCTGGCAACTATCTTGGCCCAGCATTTAATGCTTTGCAGACTGGCCTAAACTCTGCAGCGCCCTACTTGCAATTGGCAACGGCGATCACCAGCGCGGGTGCCCAAAAGACTGCGGCCATCTACCAGCAAGGTCTGTACGAAGTGCAGGCCATTGACACGCTGCGCCTGGCACAGATTCGCACCGATCAAGACCAGAAGTATGCAGCCATCCAGGCTGGCCGCAAGCTCCTGTCAGCTGAGCGCCAGGCGCTGAACTACACAATCCAGGGCAACACATTGCTGCGCGGCATGGAGCGCTCTAACGCTGCTGTGCGTGCCCGTGCTGCGGCCAACGGCATTGTGTACAACGAGGGATCAGCTGCCAGCATCCAGGCTGCCAACGTAGGCGCCACCTACCGCGACGTGGGTATGTCAGACCTTAACGCTCTGACCGCTCGCATCCTGGGCTTTGAGGACGCAGGCGCAATGATTCTGGCCGCCAAAGAGCAGGCCGAGCTGACCATGAGCGCAGCCGAAGCGCAAGCCAGCCAGTTGCGTCTGGCCGGTCAGTTTGCTGTGGACAGTGGCGGTTTGCTCTCTGGCGCCACATTGCTGCAAGGTGGTCTGAACTTCGCTCAGACTGTTCGCAATCCATTTACCTCTTAAACCATGGCAGACCTTCCACTTCTCCAATCAGGCCGTGTTGAAGCGGCGGGCATTCCTGGCGCAGTGCTGCCAACGGTCAACGCACCACAGGTCGATTACGTCGGCTTGAAGGCTGGCGCTCAGTACCAGAACACTGTCTCGCAGACATTGGATCGATTGAGCAACCAGCTGTTTGGCATTGCCAAGACGGCGGCCACCGAGGCTGGGTTGCAGTACGCTGCTGACAATCCGCTGACAGATGAGCAGCTGCAGGCGGCAAAGATGGGCGACCTGGGCGCAATGAAGTCTGGTGGCACTCTGAACATTTTTGACCAGGCGGTGCGCAAAGCCAGATCGTTTGAGTTGTCTAGCACATTTGAAGCTGAAGCACGCAGCCAAATGGCCAACATGCTGACTGCCGTTGAAATGGGCAAGGCCACCACAGAGCAGGTGCAGAACAAGCTGTCCACCATGATGGATGGCTTTAGCCGCAGCCTGGCACAAGTCGATCCAGAAGCCTCGCTCAAGTTCCGCGCTACGAGCGCCACCATGGGCAACACCGTGTTGGCCAAGGCAGCTGAGTTTGAGATGAAGCGCGAGAAGGCCCAGCGCCTGGCCAGGTTCGACGCTGACTTTGACAATGTCACACGCTTGCTTGAATCCACCGTATCGCAGGGGTTTTGGGTTGATCCCAAGACCCAGCAAAAGCGCAGCATCGATGAGCTCGCAGATGTTTACCGCCAGTCAATCACAACCAGCGCCCTGCTGCTTGGCGATGCCACCGTGCAAAAGAGCTACAGCGACAAGTTTGAAGCAGCGCTCAAAAATGCCAAAGTCAATGCTGTGACCAAGTTCTTGCTGACTGATGATGCCTCGATGGCAGACCCAGAGGCAACGCTCAAGAACATCCAGGTCGGTAACGTCGGCAAGATGTCAGACCTGGTCAAGGGCATGCTGATGACTGACTACGGTTCAATCGAGAAGGTTTCAGCCAACTACATGGTGGCCGTCAACGCACGCAACACAGCGCTCAATCAGAAGCTCGCAGCCGACAAGCGTGCAGCTGTGGCCGAGTTTGTGCCGTTGTATGAGAAGGCCATTGCAGCGCCAGAAGGCAGCGCAGCGCGCAGGCAGTTTGCCAACGAGATCGCAACGCTTGCAAGAAAATCACCAGACGCTGTGCCGCTGGGTGTCATCAAAGACTTGTTGGAGCCCAGCAAAGAGGGCAACTCGCTTGCTGAGTTCAACGTGCTGCGCGGCATTCACGAAGGCACGATCACCAACCCTGACCAAATCTTCAAAAACAATTCTCTCAATGGCAAGCAGAAGGTTTCCGCGCTAAAGCTGCTGATCAGTGATGAAAGACGCGACCAGCGTGATCTGGACACTGGCCTAGCCAAGCTGGCTGGCATTCCGACAATGCCTGGCTCAGTGACTGTGCTTGACCCCAAAGGCACTGAGTTCCAACGCTTGCAGCAGCTGCGCGCATCGGCTCTGGCCATCCAGGCTAAGGCCATGTCTGAGAACAAGATTCTGCAGCCACGTCAGGTTCTTGAAGAGGTGTCCAAAGACCTGGAAGCCAGGCGCAACACAGAGCAGGCCAAGGCTGCTAAAACCGCACTGACGAATGTGTGGGAGAAAAAGGCAGGCGGCCCTATCACCCGCGACACTCTGCCAGGTCTGGAGAACAGCAAGAAGCTCAAGCCTGCTGAGATCACACAAATCAAAAAACTGCTTGACCAGGCAGAAGGGATTCAATAATGGCCTACAGTGCAATTGAAAACAAATACCTGTCGGCTCTTACCGCAGTACAGTTTCCAACAGAACCGATGGAGCCTGATACAGCTGGGCAGCCTGGTGATGTATTGCTTGCTGCTGGGCCAAGCCAAACAATGACCGATGGTGGTGCCGCATTTGGAATTTACCCTGGCATGGGTAGACGTAGCCAAAAAAGTAACATTGGTGAAAAGATGATTACAGGCGCGCCAGACTTTGCTGCCGGAACTGTTCGAGGCGCAGCAACATCTGCCCTTGGGTTTGGTGGAGATATTCAAAAGATTGGCAGATTTATTAACGCTTTAGCCTTTGACAACCAAGGTGGCGGCATTATGGACAAACTGAGCCGCGCTGCAGAAACAATGGCAGACCCAACCTTTTTGCCGTCTAGCATTGATGTTAGCGAAGGGGGTTACACAATTCCAGGCACCAACTTTACGTTGCCCGGTTTACCAGCAGCTGTGCCAGCTGGCACGAGCGCATTTGGCATGACCCCAGACGATCGTCAAAAAGCTGGAGAGTTTGGCCAAAATGTTGGCGAGTTGGTAGGTGATCCATTCATGATGGTTAAGGGTGGTCAGATGGCTGCTAGAGGAGTAGCAGAGGCTGGCAAAGCGCTGGCACCCAAAGCAGCCGAGATGACAATCAACGCGCTGGAAAAGACCGGCATGCCTGCGCGTGGCCTGGGCATTGTCGAGTCTGGCCCCAACGTGGTCAGCACCCGGCTGCCAACAGCTGTCAAAGCCACAGAAGACCCGCTTGCCAACAACCTGGTGATTGATCTGCAGGCAGCCAAGACTGACCCAGAGGCATTCAATCACAACGTCGGGTTGGTCAAGCAATACCCCAACTTCGCATCGAAAGCACGCAACCCAGAGAAGCAGGCCGAAGACTTCATCAACGAGGTCAAAGACAATTTGCTGTTCTTGCACGACCAGGTGCCAGATGCTACGCGCCAGCGCAGCAAGCTCTGGTACGACGGTGCGCGCAACATCACAAGCAAATGGTCTAACGAATACCAGGTTCCTGATCAGGCAGTGTCTGGCGTGCTGGCCGTACTGTCGCCACAAAAAGACTGGTTCATGAACGTGAGCTTGGGCCAGCGCGTGCTGGACATCATGAGCGGCAAGCAAGCCTATAAGTGGGATGACGGCATGACAGAGATGGGCAAGGTCATCTGGTCAAAGCCCCAGTACGCACCAATGGTCGAAGCCATCAAAGGGAAAACCCTAGCCGAGATCACAGACCCTGGTCTGAAGGCTATGTGGCTGCGCACCTATGACCAGGCATACCTGCCGCGTGAACATCAGATCGTGACACCAGAAGGTGACTTTGCTGGCTTGCGCATGAACTCGGACGGCAAGACACCAACCAAGACTGGCTGGGGTTCGCTTAATGAGATCGGCAAAGCCATTGTGATTTTGGGTGACCCATCCAAGGCAAACATCAGCAACAACCTGGGCGACATGCACAAGGTTCGCAACTTCTACAACAACATCTACGCGCCCAATGATCCGTCAGGTGCTGTGACCATCGACACCCATGCGGTGGCTGCTGGCCTGCTGCGCCCATTGTCTGGCAACAGCCGTGAAGTAATGCACAACTTTGGCTCTGGTTTGCTTGGCGAAGGCGGCCCAAAGAACAGCTCGATCACCGGCGTGAAGGGCACTTATGGTCTGTATGCCGAAGCCTATCGCAGGGCAGCTCAAGATCGAGGCATCTTGCCGCGTGAGATGCAATCAATCACATGGGAAGCTGTGCGCGGGTTGTTCCCAGATACGTTCAAGACGGCAACAAATGCTGACAAGATCGACAACATTTGGCTACAATATCGCAAAGGCAAACTCTCACTAGACGAGGCACGCAATGAAGTCTTCAACGCAGCAGGCGGCATCAACGCCCCAGAGTGGGAGCGGGCCGGACTACGTCCTGGAGCTGCTCCAGAAGTTCAACCTTCCACTAACCAGGGACAACTACCTGGGGCTGGCGTACCCGGAGGGGCTGCCGGAGGGATGGGGAGCGGGGAACGAAGCGGAGCTGCCACAGGAGATTCGTCAAGCGTAAAGCGTGGCCGTCAGGCTCGCAATTCTGGAGCTAACTGATGGCCATTCAACCTCTTGATCAACGCCTAAACAGCATTCTGCCAGCAGCACCAGCTGCATCACCAGCAGACCCGACCAAGCTAGAACCCATGCCTGCCGAGCAGGCGCAAATGGGTGAAGAGGAAACACTCACCGACAAGCCTGGCACGCCCAGCATGGCCGAAGGCATCCAAGTTGCCGGGCCTGTTGACGCAGCTATTCGCGGACTGATCACACGCCAGGGCACAAAAGCCGTGCGCAACCTGGTGCCAGAAGCCGCCAGGCTTGCGCCAGGCGAGATGCCAGACGCAGCCAAGGCTGGTCGCTTCAAGCTGATCCCAGAAGCTGACCAAACGCTGACAGACACTGTTGGCGCAGCTGTTAGTCGCAGGCAGACATATGGCATTACACAAGGCAAGCCTGGTGGCACGCCTGATGAGCCATTTAACTTAGCGCGCTACCAGACCGAAGACGCTGCCGGCATTGTGGCTGGTGTGGCCGATGCGCTGAACATCAGAACCAAAGCCGTCACGTTCGATGAGATCAAAGCCAAGGCTGCAGAGTCTGGCATTGGTGAGTCATTCCTGACCAGGCTGATTGGCAGCGACGGCAAGATGATGGCCAACGCTGTCGAAACCTACAAAGCCCTGGAGGTTTTAGAAACCAGCGCCAACGAGCTCGACAAGCTGTTCAAGCTGGTCAACTCTGGCATGGCCACCGATGCTGACAAGCTGATGCTGCGCCAGCAGGTGGCCTTCCACGGCATGATCCAAAAGGGTGTCAAGGGCATCCAGACTGAAACAGCTCGCGCTCTGGCAGTGTTCCGCATTCCCCGCGACGGCAATGCCCAGGTCATTCGCCAGGTGCTGGAAGAGTACGGCGGCGATGGCGCATTGCAAGACATGGCCCGCAGCTACCTGTCCCTGGAGTCACGCGCTGCTCAGAATGCCATGATCGAGAAGTCGATGATGTCTGGCGTGAAGGATGTCTGGTTCACCACTTTCATCAACGGCCTGCTGTCCTCACCTGTGTCGCACGCCAAGAACATTGTGTCCAACACCATGTTTGGCCTGTACCAAATCCCCGAGCGCATGGTCGCGGCCATGTACGGCAACGTGCTGCCAACAGGCGTGCGCAGCTGGAAGTCTCTGGTGCCAGGCTCCGAGGCCGAGAAGGTCGGCATGGACGAAGCGCTCACCATGGTGCAGTCGCTACGCAATGGCATTGTTGAGGGCATGCAGCTGGCCAGCACTGCCTGGAAGAACAACGCGCCTAGCGACTTGATGACCAAGATCGAGATGCAGCGTGGCGGTTATGAACCCACAATCAGCTCTGGTGCGTTTGGCATCGAGCAAGACAAGTGGCTGGCCAAGGCGCTGGACTTCTACGGCACAGCTGTGACCATTCCTGGTCGCGCACTGATGACCGAAGATGAGTTCTTCAAGGGTGTGCTGTACCGCATGGAGCTCAACACCCAGATCACCCGCCGTGGCAAGACCGTCTACCGCGAAGGCGTCGAGGCTGGCCTGTCTGAGACAGACGCCATGGCCAAGGCATCGCTTGAGATCGAGGGTTTATTCCAGAACCCACCACGCGATCTGGACGAAGCAGCCATGCTGTTTGCCCAGAAAGGCACA